AATCCGTTAGGTTGCATACGGACAAACTTAATATTGAATTTTTCAGGAACTTCAAAGAATCTTGCTTTCTTCTCTGCTCCATATTTAGGTAAAGCACCCTGTTTTAAGTAAGCAATGATCTTAGCAATTTCATCTGCTTCCTTTGCATCTCTAGCAAACATCTTAAAGTTGAACGAGTGTGTTCTAAATGTCATGTTAGAGAACATTTGCTCAGTATATGGGTTGAAAACCTTACCCTTTGTCAACTGAACAATATCATTAGCATTGAATGATCCTGCTAAACCTAAGAACTGCGAAGCACCAGATGCTGCTTGTGCAAAAGCACCCTGAGTAAATTCTGGAAGTGCTTTTCCTGCTGCTTCTTGAATTGTTGTTGCAATACTTGCAAGATCTCCATCAGCAGCACCAACTTGTCCTTCAGCAAGTGCCATACCTGCTACACCAAGATCTGTTTGACGATATGCTGGCGCATAATTCGTCGAAAGAGTACTAGGCATGGCAATATATACCCGATCCTTATCGGGTTTTAACTGCACTTTATTATCAGGCATGTTCAATCCATAGTAGTTACTACTTTGATCATCATACTTGATAACCTGTCTATGGAACATTACATAGTCAATGGCTTCGGTGGGTGCATCTCTGCCCTCCCCGCTGCCACCTGCCACAGGTGCTCTTAATGGGTATCTAAAGTTGGATGCCAATTTTCTACCTAAATACTATGTGACCTCTATGTATTTATGAGATATCAAGGTAAGTATCGTCCATCCTTCCCTCAAAAGTATAAAGGAGACCCATCCAACGTGATTTACAGGTCATCCTGGGAGTATAAATTTATGAAATGGTGTGATATTACACCAACCGTGAAAGAATGGGGAAGTGAAGAGATAATCATACCTTACATCTCACCTGTTGATGGAAAAAGGCATAGATATTTTCCAGATTTCTATGTCAAGATTGGAAAAAGGAAATACTTGGTCGAAGTAAAACCTTATAAACAAACTAAAGAACCAAAAACACAGAAACGGATGACAAAGCGATATATTAATGAGGTTGTCACTTGGAGTGTCAATCAAGCAAAGTGGAAAGCAGCAACTGAATTTTGTGTAGACAATGGTTGGGAGTTTATGTTAATCACCGAAAAGGAACTTAAAGTCTAATGGGCATTCCAAATCCACAAGCAGCTAGATATAACTCCCTACAGGAATTTATTTCTCTTAGCAAGGGTAAGGATAATTCTCCTGCAATGCAGAATTTATATTCTGTGAGAATTGCTACACCTGCTATGTTACGACAGGGTGGTTCTGCTGTTAGCGATAGAACTATGCAGGTCGAATCAACTGATTTGAATTGGCAATTAGATTACTATTGTGATTCTATTCAACTTCCTAGTAAACAGATTACTACAGGTCAGATTCAAAATGTTGGTTCTGGATTCAAATATGCTACTAATACAGCATATAGTCAGATCAATATGACCTTTAAGGTTCCTAGATCACAGTACAATAGAAATTTCTTTGAAAGGTGGACCACAGCGATGGCACCTGACAGTGAACAATATACTCGCTACTATACTGATTATACATGTCCCTTTATTATGGTATATAAATGGGAACGTGGTGGAGGTGACTTAGCAGTCACAGATCCTAAAATGATTCGTGCTATCAGAGAATCTGGTATGGCAAATCAATTGCTTTTGGCAAGAAAGTATCAACTCACTGCATGTTGGGAAATTCAAAACGCTTTCCCATATAATATTGGTTCTGTTCAACTCGATAACCAGAAAGCAAAGATCATGACTATGACCATTGGTTTCTACTATGAGAGATATAGATTCTATACTGCAGATAAGTTTGATGATCCTGGTGTTCTTGGAAGGGTAACTCTTCCCGCCAGCAGCGATAGTTATTCTGATACTTCAAGTTCTAACAACGTAGATGTCCTTGCTAGCCTGATTCTATAACGACTATAAATAAAATTACTGAATTGAAATATAAATTTCATGGCATTACCCAAGCTAACTGTACCTAAGTACAAATTGAAGTTGCCTTCTGATAATAGAACAGTCACTTACAGACCATTTCTAGTAAAAGAAGAAAAACTTCTTCTCCTCGCAACTGAAACGGGTGAGCAAGAAGATATCGTTAACGCGATTAGTGAAATCATCAAAGCATGTACTGACATTAGTGATGTCAGAACACTGTCAACATTTGATATTGAATATGTATTCTTACAAATTCGCACCAAGTCTGTAGGTGAAAATGTTGAAGTGAATGTAGTATGTCCTGATGATGAGGAGACTGAAGTCAAGGTTTCTATTCCTTTGGATGAAATCAAAGTAAAGAAAACCCGAGGTCACAAACCAGAAATCAAATTAGATGACACTGTTATTCTTACGATGGGTTATCCTGACTTGAATACCTTTGTTAAGATGAATTTCCAAGAAGATGGTGATCAACTTCAGCAAGTCTTTGATATGGCAGCATCTTGTGTAAAAACAATTGCTGATGAAAATCAAATCTATGATTGCAAGGATCTTTCCAAGCAAGAATTGACTGAATGGTTTGAACAACTGAATAGCAAGCAGTTTGGAGAAATTCAAAAGTTCTTTGAAACTATGCCCAAGTTGTCTCATACCTTAAAAGTAACCAATCCTAATACAGGAAAGGAAAATGAAATCAAACTTGAAGGTCTAGCGAGTTTTTTCGCATAGCCCTTCTTCACCAGAATCTCCGTTCTTACTATGAAGGTAACTTTTCACTGATGCATCATCATAAATGGAATATCGAACATATCGATAATCTGATGCCATGGGAAAAGGAAATCTATGTGAATATGCTGGTGGCATTCCTAAAAGAGGAAGAACGTAGAATGAAGGAGCAACAAGCAAAAGGTGGCTAAACTACAAACATACAAATTTGTAAATCCTGGAGGAGCAAAGACTGCTTCTTCGGCAGTCACTGCAGCTAGAACACAAACGCTTGCATTTAATAGATTAGGAAGTACTGTAAGTAGCATTGGTGTAGTTGTTTCAGATCTTGAAAAGATCGCTCTTCTGCGTATCAAAGATGATAAGAAAAGGGCGATACTAGAGCGTCGTAGAAAACAGAGAGAAGCAGACGCTGCTGCCGAAGAGGCACAAGAACTTAATAAAGTTAAAAAGGGGAAGGTAACCTCACAAGGAAAAACTAAAACAAAGAAACTAGTAGGAAAGAAAAACAGTCCTTTTGGGTGGGTTAGTAGTTTTTTACAACCCCTTGGCAACATATTAATGAATATTGGTTTGTTTGCCATTACCAAAGAAACCTTGGAGTGGTTTAGTGACGAAGAAAATATAACTAAACTCGTAACATTTTTAGAAAAAGCACAATTCGTATTTGATAAACTATTTGGTTGGGCATCAGGATTCACCCAGAATATTCTAGACGGATTTAGTGCATTAGTAGACCCAGAAGGTGACTTCCTAACGAAGTTAGGTGGTCTTGGCACACTGATGACAGGTATCATCGGGTTAAAGTACCTGATGAATCCATTCAGTCTTATTACTGATATTTTAGGACTGGTTGATTTACTTGGTGGTGCAGGAGATAAACCTCCTAGAACAAAACCTAGGGGTGATGGTGATCCCCCAAGAACAAAACCTACACAAACAAATCCATCTGGAGCAGATCCCGATTTAGATGGTCCTAGAGGTAGAGTAAAGGCATCTACTGTTGCTGATCAGTTTGGTGAAGCAGCAGCAAAACAATATAAGAAGATTCTTGCAGAGTATGGTGATGATGCTGCGAGAGCATATGCTAATGCATTATCAAATTCTGGTGGTGATGCAGCAAAAGCACTGAAGGCGTGGAAGAGACTTAAATTAAAACCAATAAAACCACCAAAACCAAGTAGATTACAACGACTTGGAAATTTTCTTACTGGTACATTTGATGCTGGTGTTGATCTAGCAAAGAGTGGTCTTGGACAACTTCATAGAGGATTAAAAGGATTACCTGCATGGGCAGGTGAACAATATACTAACTTATCGAAAGCAGCTAAAGCAGGTTGGGAAAATACTGTTAAAGCGGGTGAAGCAATTGCTGCTAAAGGACAAAGTTGGGCATCTGCTGCTGGAGATAAATTTAAGGCAGCTACTAATTGGGTTGCTGACGGAGGAAAGGCATTCTTCAATAAAATGGCGACTGGCACAAAGAACTTTGTGTTGCAGAAAGTCATTGAACCTTTAAGACCAATCATCGAACCGATTGGTAAGAAAGCAGCACAGATTGGACAAGCATTGATGGATCTTCTGATGAAGATTCCTGGCATAGACAAGGGACTGGAGATTCTTAAGAAGAAAGGTATTGGTAGTTTTGGTGATATTGCACAAGCGGGTAGTAAGTTAGGAAAAAGAGCAGCAGCGATTTTACCTGTTGTTGGTGGTCTTGTAAACCTTGCATTTGCTTATGAACGTGCTGCATCAGGTGACTCTATTGGTGCATTGATTGAAGGTACTTCTGGTATCTTAGATGTATTCGGTCTTGCTACAGGTGGTGCTACGAGCGTCTTATCAATGCTCATGGACGGATATATGTTTGTTCGTGACTTTGTTCCTCAACTGCAAGAAGGTGAAGAAGCAGTTGTTGATAAGGTTGGAGCAAGAGGATTAAAAGATGGTATTGATAATATCTTATCTAAGTTACCTAATATTGGTGAAATCATCAATTTCATTACGGGTAATAAGAATGAAGAAGATCAACGTAACGATGGTGAATCTAGCACTGATCCTAATGCGGAACAACCAATGTTCATTGGTGGTATTGTAAAGGGTGCTAAGAAAGCATTCAGTGGTGTTAAGAATGTAGTCAGCAAGGTTGCAAGTAATCCTCTTGTTCAAACTGCTGCATCATTTATTCCTGGTGCTGCTCCTATCATGGCAGGCATCAACATGTTTGCTGGGGGCAATCCTATGTCTGCACTGGGGATGATTCCTGGAATGGGTTCTATCACTGGTGCATTTAGTAACTTTATGCAGGGTCCACTTGGTCAGATTGGTAGTTCATTGTTGGGTGGTAACTTTGGTGGTGCTCTAAGCACAGGTCTTGGTATGATCAATCCTGGTTTAGGACAGATGGCAGGAGGATTTTTGAGCGGCGGATTTAATCCTATGGATATGGTTAATAATCTTGCTGATCAATTCGGAATGTCGGGTATATTTAAGTCAATGGTCGGTGGTGCAACTAATGAAATTGCATCTACCTTGGGTGTTCAACCAGAAATGATCAGTGGTGCTGTTGATAGTGGTAAACAGATGTTGAGTGGAGAACAATCATTCTCTGCACAATATGCTATGCAACAGGTATTAGAATTTGTTCCTGTACCTATGATTATTGACAAACTTGTTCCTATTCCTACAGCAGTGCCCATAAATAATTCACAACCCATTGTAACTGGCGTTACTACTGCACTGACACAAAGACAACAGTAAATGGCAACTATACAAAAATCTACAAAGATTAATTTTTACAAGTTTGTTGGTGTGAAGTCAGCAAGTGTTTCTTCTGCAGCCAATCCTGAGACAGCAGAATTAACTAATAGTATTAATACTAATACACAAGCAGTTAATAATTTAGGAGCAACTTTAAATTCTATTGCAGCAATAACTGCAAGTCTTAAAAGTATACAACTTCTGGAGTTAGAAGCAGAAAAGAAAAATGCTCCGAAGTTTGAACCAAAATATTTTACTAAACAGAAAAGTAATATTGTAGGGGCGATTGCGGGTGTTGCCAAGGGTGTTGGCAATATGTGGGAAGGTTTGATGAATATGCTTGGTGGTTTATTAAAAGCTGCCATCATCATTCCTGCAATGGAGTGGTTATCAAATCCTGAAAACCAAAAGAAAGTCGAGAATATTCTCGGCGCAATGGCAAAGATTGGTAAATTTATTTTTGATGTAGCAAAATTTGGTGTAGTCAATACTATTGAGGGATTATACACCTTATTTTCTGATGAATCAAGTCCTTGGGAAAAAGTTGGAGGACTTGTACAAGGACTAACAGGATTAGGAACACTAATGCTTGGTCTGCGTTGGTTGAGTAATCCTACTAGATTAATTACAGACTTTGGCAATGTCCTAGTTTTCCTGTATAATAACCTTGTGAGAGGTCGAAGGGGACTCTTAGGTAGAGCTGGAGCCCTAGGACTAATAGCAGGTGTTGCATACGGAGGATATAAACTCTATGAATCCTTCAATGCTGATGGGTCGGGTGGACAACCAGATCCAAATGACAAACCTGAAGGAAAATCACAGGGTGGTAATGTTAAGAAACCACCCAAACTTTCCAATGGAGGATGGATTAGTGGACCACAATCGGGATATAGAGTTTCATTGGATGGAGGGAGATCCACTTCGTTCATCGGACATGGAACTGAGTACGTTGCTAGAAAGGCAAATGGGGGAGCTTTCGTCGTTCCTTTTAATACTCCTGGAACAAAAACGCAACCAAACTTAACCAAGAAAAGACTTGGTGAAGCAAAGAGTCTTGGTTATAATGTACCTGGAATGGCAGTTGGTGGAGACTATCTGAAAGCGGTCAAGGCAAATGACGCTACACAGGGTGCCAACGACAAAAAGAAAATTTTCTTACACTGGAGTGCAGGAAATCGTGATGGCACCAATTTTTACAAAGGACATGGATATCACACTTATATTCCTTCTAGTGGTCAACCAGTTCGTAGAGCAAAGTTTGGACAAACTGGAATTCCTCACCACACTTATGGTAGAGATAAGAGAACATCTGCAGCAATTGGTGTTGCTGGTATGTCTACCTCTAGTGAGGAGAATTATAAGAGTTGGGGTTCTCAAGCAATTACATCAACCCAATGGAAGGGTATGGCAAAGGAAGCAGCAGCAATCGCTACTGCATGGGGATGGAAGAGTTCTGATATTACTGACAAGAGAGTTAGAACACACTCTGAAGAGTATAGAGACTTTCCAAACTGGTATCATAGAAACAATGGAACTCATTACCGTTGGGATTTGAATAGGTTGTATGCTGGAGATCAGAAAAATACGGGTGGTAATAAGATCCGTAATATGATCAAATCCCAAATGGGTCCAACTACATCAAAGGATCCTTCAGGAGTACATGGTAAAGATGGTTCAGATGCTAGACCACAATGGAATCCCTTATTAGGTCTTGCAGATGCTTTGACTGGAAATAGATTTGACTTTGATGGTGCTGGAAATGGTTCATCGCCGCCAGCACCTAGTAGCACTTCTGAACCTAACAAGGGTGGCGCAAGAGCAGGAACATCGGTTGTAGAGAGACAAGGAACTAGGGGATCACCTTTCTGGACTCTTGCTGCTGTTGCTGGAACAGAGGATGGCGATCCTCAAGGATGGGCAGACGTTGCACAATCAGTTTATAACAGAGCAAAGTCTGGTGTTTATGCTGGTGGTGAAAAAGATATTAGAAAACTTCTGCTAGCAAAAGGTCAATACGAACCCACATGGAAGTTCCCAAGACCAGGCAGAAAAAATATTCCCAATAAAGAATGGCATAGTATTACTGATGCTCAGTCTGCTGCTCATGCATCAGGAACATCTGTTGCATATATGAAACGTGTCGCTCAAGCGTTAGAAAATAAAACACTTCAGAAGAATGCTGCCAATTTTGTTGGTGGTAGAACTGACTTTATGGGTGGTAATGAGAGACCAAGATTTGATAAAGGTGATGTTAGAAGAAAGAAAAACATGCCAAACAACTTCTTTGGTTGGTTTGTTGGACCAGGTTCTATTGCTTATGGAAAGACGAATCCTTCTGCTGCTGGTGTACCTGATATGACAGGAGTTAGCACTGGAACTATTGCAACTGACAATGCAGATGGAGCTGGTAGAAGATCTGATGGATCTACAGTAACAGAAAGAACTAATGAACAACAGGTTCTTCCTGTTTCTCCTATGAATATACTGCCTGCAAAGAGAGCAGGTTTAGCGGATATCGGTAATAGTAATTCGGAATTAGTTCAACAGACAGAACAAAGAAATGAAGCACAGAGAACTGTAAAAGAAAAGTCATCATCACTATTAAATACTGCTATAGAAGCAATTGCTCAACAAAACGGTATGAACGCTAGCGCAATCGCTGCTGCAAAGCAAGCGATTACACAAGTAATGGCAAAAGGATCACCATCTCCAAAACTTATGCCTACTGGTGGAGGTGGTGGTAGTTCTACTAGAAAGGGTTCTGCATCAAGTTTCAATTCAATGGCTAATACTTTGAGAGGTTTGCTCTGATATGACTATCCAAAGGACACAAACGGGTGACGTTGAAGTCAAAGTAACTGTTTATCGTGATGGTAAAAAATTACAAAACAGTGATGGCAATTCTGATATTGGTGACTACATCAGTGGTATTGAAATTTATGAGAGTATAACCTCAGCAACCATGGAAGCAAAGATTATCCTCGCTGATAGTGGGGGTTTTCTAGGTCTTATGACTGGATCTGAGTTGTTTAGAATTCAACTCGTAGGTTCTATCATGGACAAAACGTTTTACATGAGAGCTTATGAAATCGAATCAAGATCTCGTTTTAATAACTCAGATACTTACATTATTAATTGTGCTTCAAATGAGTTCTTTAAAAACGAAGTGACAAACGTGTTTGGGAACAGTCAGCAAATCTTTTCTGGCGATCTCGAAGCATCTTCGATTATTAAAAAAATCTTACTGGATAAGAGATACTTACAAACTAAGAAAAAACTTTTCTTAGAAGAAACCATAAACAAACAACAGTTTATTGCCCCAAATTGGAGAGCATTTGATTGTATCTACTGGTTAGCACAGAGATCAGTTAGAAAAGCAAAGAAAGGTGGTACACTCCAGAATGGATTTGTATTTTATGAGAACTCCCTTGGGTATCACTTCAAATCAATTGATAAATTGATTGATGATGTAAACAAACAAAAAGAAGATAAAACAAACTTGAATACTGGTGAGGCAAAATTATATACTTATGTTTATGCAACTCAAAACTCTGATGAAGGTGATGCCGATCAATTCAAGATTTCTACACTCGTATTTCCAAACGAGAAGAATTTCTTAAATGGATTACGCCACGGTGCATGGTCTGGATTTAGTATTGGATTTGATCCAGTAACTGTATCCAACTCTAAAATGGGTTTAAGCACAGACTTATCTATTGATGCATATCGCTATAAGTTGAAAGATCTATGGGGTAAAATGTCACACCTAGGATCAAAAACTGCTAAGAATCCTCTTACACAGATGGATCAATCAGTTCAAGCAATGGTTGACTATCCAAAAAGAGTACGCTATACTGCACTACCAAACCAGAACTTTGATGAAAAATTCAATGCTGAGCAACAATCAAAGCAGTATGAAGAATTAGTAGAACTTCAAGCGTATCAATGGATGCGTATTGAGAGTTTTAAAAATTTCAAATTACAGATCAAGATTCCTGGTAATTTAGATCTATATGCTGGTGCTGGTATCAAGGTCGTCATTCCTGGAACTTACAAGAAAAACAGTAAGATGAACATTGATAAAAAATATAGTGGCAGATATGTAATCGCTAGTGTATCTCACCAAGTGGTTGGTTCTGAATTGACAACAGAGTTGTTGCTTTTAAAAGATTCCACTGTATAATAAATAGTAACGTATCGCTCCAACACACAACATATGGAAAGCGTAGAAAAGCACATTCAACACGACAAAGAAATCCTTCAAGATCCTACAACAAATCCCCAAATGCGTCGTCACGTCGAAGAAGAACTTCGCGAACTGGAAGAGTATGTAGATCATCACAAAAAAGAGATTGAAGCAGGTGATCATCATGATCCTACATACCTAGAACTGTACTGTGACCAAAATCCTTCGGAACCCGAATGCTTAGTTTATGAAGATTGACCTTGAGGATTACATTTTAGGACACTGGACAAATAGACATCAAGCACAATCAAATCCTACCGAATGGGTATCCGTAGAAATTCTATGGCAACGCCATGAGGAAGGATTTCAATCGATGAATTACAAAAGGGCAGACGGACCCAATGATCCGTATCGGAAAAAGAATCATAAACTTCTAAGATTATCCGATACGGAATATGTCATGCAAAATTATCACTTAGACTGGACAAGACACGAAGATTGTGATATGATCTTTACGTTCGATGGTGATGCATGGCACGGTTGTCTCGCTGGTGATAATTGCATCGGTTATCGAGGTGATAAAGTTATCTCTGAAATTCATTGTTATGGTGACAAACTACATACTTGTGACCGAGGAATAGATTTAGAGACTGGTGAAATGGTATGGGGATCTACAGAACTATATCGTTTTACGAGGATGTAAATCCTCTTTCATCGGGCGAATAGCTCAGCGGTAGAGCTACTCGTTTACACCGAGTCGGTCGGGGGTTCGATCCCCTCTTCGCCCATTATATAAGTACTATGCTGTTTCCTATTTTTGAAGTTCCTTTATTACACTATTCAATTAGGGACTGGAAAAATCGTAAAAAAACTTTAGTTGACAAACTCCCTAATGGAGAGTATACTGACTTCATGTCTTATAAAAGAGACATCGAAGTCCCTCCATATTTGGATGAACTGAGTGACTGTGTAAGTGAAGAAGTTGCAGACTTTCAACAAACTTATCCATGTCCAGTAGTTATATCAAACGCCTGGTGTGAAAGAGCAAGAAAGTATGATCATCATCCCGTTCATCAACACGGTGCAGTAGGTTTTTCAGCAGTATTATATGTTGAATTCGATTCAAATCTACACGAAGCGACAAAATTTTACTCACCGTTTAATGATCCTGCAACTGGAGATTTAATGGAATATCAACCTTTTGTGAAAGAAGGAGATTTAGTTATCTTCCCTTCATATCTTCTTCACGAAGGTCCGATGAATAAAAGTGATAAAGAACGAGTAATCGTATCCTTCAATATTATGGGTGAACCAGAAACTAAAGCGTATTTTTCAGGAGCAAATCGATGAAACTTAGGAATGCAATTTTTGCAGGACTGATGTTTGGCATGGCACATGGTATGTCAGTCAATGCAGAACCTACAAAAGGATACTATACCATGGATGCTATGGGTTGTATGTTGCTCAAAGAATGTACAGATGGAGTAGAAAGAATTTATTCTTCAGGTGATCTTCGTGCAGCATTTCCCGACTCTGATTGGGATTATGTTTCCGATGAATTTGATAAAATCATGGTTGCTTTTACACAGATTGGTGTAGATGTTCATCTTGCTGATGAGAAGTATTTTCCAGCAGGACATCGTGGTGTATATCATACTGTCAGTAATCACTTCTATCTCAATAGAACATATGTGCATCGTCCACATGTTCTTATGAGTGTTGTAAGACATGAGGGATGGCACGCCGCTCAAGACTGTATGGCAGGAACTATTAAGAATAATATGATTGCAATCATTAGGAATGAAGAAGATGTTCCTATGATCTGGAAAGAATTGGTCAAGCGCACATATCCACCTCATGCACAACCATGGGAAGCAGAGGCAACTTGGGCAGGTAAAACTGAGAATATGACTCAAGAAGCACTTGAATCTTGTGCTCGTAAAACTATGTGGACTGATTACGAACCAACACCTATGACCCGTGAATGGTTAGAGGAAAATGGATACCTTAATAAATAAATCGTAAGGATTAAAGTATAAGATGCCTACAATTGATGGTATTATTAATGAACCTACAGTAAACTTCGTCGGTAAAGACGGATTTTTCTGGTGGGTTGGTGAAGTAGAAGATAACGAAGACCCTATGGCTTTAGGTAGAGTCAAGGTTAGAGTTCTCGGATACTATACAAACGTAAGGGGTGGCACAACGGCAGATCTTCCTACAGAGAGTCTGCCTTGGGCAACTGTGATGCAGCACACATCACAACCTGGTAATGATCAGCAAGGTGAATCTGCTGGTCAACTACAACCTGGTGCAATCGTCATGGGATTCTTCATGGATGGAGAATCTGCACAGATGCCTATTGTCATTGGTGTTCTGCGTATCAAAAAGTCTGGTGAAAGCAAAGAGAAAAAACAGTTTGCTTTTACAGGTGAGATGGTAGAACCTGGATTGGGTGTAAACCTTCAAACTATGCATCCTGGCGCACCTAACGCCAGCATGGCAAGAACAAAAGAAGAAGGTTATAACAGACCAAAAGAAGACAACACAGTTGTACTTCCCAATCAAAAAAGTGCTAATGGGCAAGAGTCCGCCCAACTTGGTGGAACTGGACCAGGAAGTATTGGAACTAGATTAGCTGGTAGTGGTGGTAATCCCACTAAACCTAGACAACCAGAAAAACCAATTCCTGCTGCTAATGGTGTAGGTGGTCCTTGGAAAACATTAGAGTATAAGTTATCTTATCTTCTGGAAGATCTTGCTGATCATGCAGGAACTTTGGTTCGTGCAGAAGATGGTGATTTCATGGATGTTGTCACTGGTAAGATTGTCTCTGCAAAAGCATTGATGGCAAAGGTCCAAAACTTCTTGGGATCTGTATTTACTCAGGTTGTTTCTGCTATTCGTCAATCACTCGCTAACTTAGCAGAACAGTTAGAACTTGTTAATCTTCTTGGTGGTGCAACTGGTGCTCCTTTCGTTGTGTTTACCGTCATTCAACAGGCAGTATCTACAATCCTCAGTTCTCTTTGTAATATTGATTCTCAAATCATTGGATTTATCAATGATCCTGTTGGAACTATTCTTGGTTTTGTAGAGAGTTTCTTAGATGGATTGATTGATAAAGCAGCATTTGTTCTTCAGGGTGTTCAGGCAACTATCGACAGTGTTATCTGTCAGGTTCAGAAACTTCTTGATAATGTTCTTCAGATCGTTGATACAGTAAAAGGTATCGTTGATGGTGTTGGTAAAGCACAAGAGATTATTGAAGCATGGCAAGCAGGTAGCGAAATCTTTGAAGCAGGAACCGATCTTCTTAAGAAGGGTATCACTAGCATCACTGGTTTGATTGCACTTTTCATTAAGTTTATTGGTAGTGGTTGTAATCGTTCTGCTGACGGTGGTAAAGATACTGTTGGTTGGTATCCTCTTTTTGGTGTAACACATTGTACACCTGAAGAGTTAGAAGAAATTAATAAAATTAGAGGAAGGAGTAGAGGATCTTGTGGTGGTAGTAATGATAGTGGTGGTCTGTTAGATAGTATCTTCAATGAAGCAGATCCATATTTGACTGCCGCAAAGACATTCATTGATGGTTCTTATGAAATGTTTGTTGGCACTCCTGGTAGGAGAGCAAGTATCAAAAAGACTGCTAGTGGAACAACTACAACTTCGGTTGCGGTAAACCAAGCTGAAGCAGCAGAACATAAAGCAAGAACTGAAATTCGTAAGAAAAATGCTGAACAGGGCGGAACTGGTTTAGATCCTGAAGAAGAGGAGAAGCAAGTTCAAGCATACATGAAGAAGCAGAACAGTGGCAAAGGTCAGAATGGAACTTTGTATGCTGATCACACAACTTACAACGGAACATCAACAAAAGAAGTTCATGGCGATGAATGTTCAGCAGTTGATGGTGATAAGGTAGTCAATGTCGAAGGTGATTACTTCCTTAAAGTCACTGGAGATTGTCACATTGAAGTTGGTGGTGGTTTCTTCCTTGGTGCTGAAGGATCTCCGAAAGTTGTAGATAAAAAAGGTGAAAAGAAAAGTGAAAACGTTCAGAAACATACTCTCAGGTTTGGATCTGATGTTGATGTAAACGTTGTTGGTGCTAAGTTCGAGTTACAAGGTGCTGAAGCAAACTTAGCATCTACATCTACTAAAATTACTGGTAGTATGTTTGAGAACTCCTGTAGTCAGCAATCTTGCTCAGCAGCAGAGATGATTCTTAGTGGTGATAACTCTATCGAAATTGTTACACCTCACTTGGTTGAGATGATTAACACACCACCGTCTCCTCTTCCTAAGGCGATGACTGGTATTCGTAGATTTGTTGGTGGTTCTGTTGAAACGGTTATGACACCTGGTTTATCTGCTGATGCTATTCCTAGGTATACTATTGCTAACCCACTTGGTCCTTATTCATTGAATTGTGGTGCAACAGGATACGTTGCTACTGTCAATACAGGTACATATACGGTAAAAGTTCTTGCTGGTTTTATCTTCATGAGTGCAACCACAGCAGTTACAATAAAAGCGGGTCTGGGTATGATCCTCTCTGCTGAAGGCATCTGCACGATCACTGGTAAATCAATCTTCCTGAATTGACTTGACAGGGGTGCCCTATCCTGCTATACTACATAGGTAGTCAGGAGTTCACATGAGCACCAATCTCGCACACGTCTTCGTAAATTTTTCCAGAAGGTCAATCAACATCGTGGATGATGAAGGTTATGATAAGACCGTAAACTGGAAATGGGATAATGAAGGTGCTGAAGGTTTTTCTGAAACTGTAAACGAAATTCAGGATATCCTAGATCCTGATATGATTACCTATTGTTTTGCTGCACAATGATCGGACCTATTGGAGTTACGCTACGTCAAGCAGAAGATCATTTTGATTTTCTCATGGATCTTACTGAAACGCAACATGTTTGTTGGAAAATTACCCGTCCAGACGGAAAGTCTGCTATGATGGTTCCAGTAAACGAAATTTCTCCAATTCCTGAGGAGATTCAAAATCAGGTAGAAGAATTTCAAAAACAATTTATGGAGGACAATGCGACCTGAAACACGTCAAGCAATGGAAATGTTATGGTCTGCTAAGTGGAACTTGCCAAAAGCAGCAGAGCATTGTAATCTATCATTGAAAGAAATGAAAATTACTTTCAATGAATACTGTAACTTTCATCCTCCAACTTATGATGGGAGCGTGGCGGAATAGGTAGACGCACCAGACTTAAAATCTGTTGACCGTTAAGGTCGTGGGGGTTCAAGTCCCCCTGCTCCTATGGTCCCGAAACGACTTAAAACTTGCTCTGGTCGGGTTGTCCCTTTGTTAGATAATCGTTTTTATTTTTATGGAAAAGTCTGAATTGATTCAAATGCTTCATCAGAATGAAAACGATTATCACGAACTTCCGATGTATGGTTTGATTGCTGATTGGTATCTTCGTTACTGGCATCTACATATTGCACTGTATCAATATTTGGAACTAGATAAAGAAGATTACTTTGGTCCTTGGCCTCTTCGTCAATGAATGATCATTCTCACTGGACACACGGGGGATTACCTCGTAAATCTGTTAACATTCTTCGACTTATCTCTGAGTTAGAAGGATGTTACCAACTCACTAAATATATGGCATTTGACGAAGATAATGCTATAATAGATGAGATGAAGCAGAGGTATTATAAACTCTACTTCAAAACCTCAAAAGAGGAACGCCACTCTAGCTCAGTTGGATAGAGCAACGGTTTTGTAAACCGTAGGTCATCGGTTCAAGTCCGATGTGTGGCTTTGAGAGATGACGATCTCTCATAGGGTGTGACTGAATAACTCTGTTGGAATTAGGCGGAGTAATGTAAATGGTTAGAGGTGGTACTCGCCTTCCCTAAAGGAAGTGAACCCGAACCAAGGGAACCATTGTTGTTATGTACTAATTTTCGCTTTAGCGATTCCCATAACTTGAGGGTATGAAGTAATCCCTCCACCCAAACCCACTTACCACAGGGGAATTAGCTCAGTTGGTAGAGCGCCTGCTTTGCAAGCAGGATGTCAGGAGTTCGAGTCTCCTATTCTCCATGGGGGAGTACAATAGATCTGCATTTAGAAGCAGCGCCCCCTCACAATCCTCAGTAGCTCAGCGGCAGAGCTATCGACTGTTAATCGATTGGTCATAGGTTCAAATCCTATCTGGGGAGTCACCTAAATTATTATAGGTATCTCTGAACAAATCATGAATCCAAACGCGAAAGTTACATCGTATAACGCACCTCTTCCATATGTGTATGTGGAAAATCTGTATACAGATAAAGAGTTGCAGTTAATTTATGATGAACTAGATTTTTATCAGAAAAGCAAAGAAGTTTTCTTTGAAGATGCTAATGAAACTGCCAGTGCTCTAAATGCAAGTGGCAAATCCATGAAAAAGAATGGTGGATTCTTTTTACAACATGTGTATACTCAAGCGAAGTCTCCTATTGGCAGATTTACGTCTGGTATTTTCGGACCAAAAGTCTTTCAGCATGACTCAAACTATTTCTTCAATGAGTTTGCTCCTCAGATGACTGGATTCCTAGTGTCTTATTATGAAGATAAAGATTATTACAAACCTCATCGAGATCTAGATGTTGCTACAATGTGCATCTGGGTCTGGAAAGAACCTAAAAAGTTTACAGGTGGTGAATTTAGTTTTACAGATTTTCCTGATGTAAAGTTTGAAACTGCTAACAACTGTGCTATCCTATTTCCTGGACAGTACCGTCATCAGGTCAATCCTATTAAGATGGATACTGATGCTGCTTATGAAAATGGGTGGGGTCGTTATTCATTCACTCTGTTCCTTGATCATATGCCAACTCAAAGGCAGCAACCTCAACCTAGACAACCTCAACCAGGACAACATCGATGACAAAGAAATCAAAGACTATCGGTAGTGACACTTGGGAGTGGGAAGAAACTCCTGAAGCAAAAGCAGCAATTGAAAAATTGCACGCAACTAAACGACTTCACGATGACATTCGTAAGTTAGAATTAAAGGCACCCGATTATGGGGTTGGTAAATAGTAAATATGCAAAGAGGAAATTAAGTCACGCTTTGATATTAGTTCTCGAATTACAAGACGCAATGGACAAACTCGAATGGGACGTTAGTAAAGTCACATACGAAGTCGTTACGCATCATGACGTTCCAAATAAAGAAGATGGATACATTGTCATCAGAAAAACCAGAGATTCCTGAAGATTTACAAGAAGAGTGGGAATCTTATCTCGCCACATGTGAATCTCTTGAAGTAAAACCTTCAGCGCGGAGGTTCCTCAGATACAATGAATTGTATCCTTATAAATAAACTTGTAGCAAATCGTGTGATTATTCGTGGGAACCCGTAAAATTTCTCAGTTGGATACAATCTCAGATGCGAATCTGTCGGGAGAAGCAATTCTCCCAGTTGTTGTATCTGATCCTCTAATTCCAAACAGAAAAGCAAAAGTCAATCAACTTCATAAAGGAGTTGCACAGGGTACAAAGTCTGCTCCTGGACTTTGTTTTGACTTGGACCGTAACACTGGATTATACCAGAATGCTTACGATCAGTTAGGTCTTTCTTTTGGCACTAGCGGTTACTACTTTACTTCCCTCGTAAACTCGGCAACTAGTAAATCACTTTACTTTACTGCCATTGATGATGTCGCATCAAACGTTGACATTGTTTTCTCGCCAAAAGGCACAGGTGCGGTTAAAGTAACGGGTAACTTTGTTATCTCTGATCAAACTTTCATCTTGGAAGATGCTCAGGGACCTAAAGCACGATTTGAGGTTAGTAATGTTGGAACGGGAACTTCAACTCGTATCTTTACATTACCCGCTATTACTTCTGGTAATGGCACAACAATTGTTGGTGATGACACTCAACAAACTCTGAGAAATAAAACAATTCTAATTGATGAAGATAACTTAGTTATCACCGATGGTGATGAAGAAGCAATTTTCCAGATCAATTGGCCTGTAACACAAGATACACGTCGTTCTTATTTCTTACCTGACGCTGGAACTGTTACTACAACAGCAGAACCAACTGCTACATCATCAACACTGATTGATACAAAAGCAGAACAAAAACTGTTAACTAAAACTCTTGTTAACTTAAAACTTGCTGCAAACCCTGAGGATGCTACAAATTGGGCACAGTTTAACACTGATGCACTTACATCAAATAGGGTTATTACTGTACCTGATCAAAGTCTCACTCTGGTTGGCACAGATTCTACTCAAACATTAAGTAACAAGGTTATTGAATCTCTGCTTCTCCAAGATTCTACTGACAATACTAAAAAGGTAACTATAAATCTTGATAATCAACTTACTCAGGCAACTGAGATTGTCAAGTTCCCTCCTGCTAATGATCTAAATAGTGGTGGAACAAGTATTTTTGTTACCGAATCTGCACTTCAAACACTTACGCAAAAGAGTTTTGTACAACCAAAAGTTGTAAATGCTGTTGCGACTCAGGTTGGATCAGTTACTTTCTCGATTGACAATATCACTGAAGACAGGGTTATCAAGTTCCCTGATGCTGATGCTACTCTTCTTTCTACCGATAACGTAACGTTAGAAGATGTTAGATTTGGTGCTGGTATTGATGCAGAACATCTCACAGGTCGTTTGAGACTACAACAATTTTTCTACGCAGGATTCTAACTTTTAACAATGGCAAACCAAGGTATTTTAGGACAAGTAAAACCAACTACAGGATCAGTTTTATATTCTGCTCCCCCCGATAGAAGTGCTAGTGTAGCAGTTAAAATTGCTAACGATGGAACTGCATCGACATATGATCTTGCTCTAAAAGATTATGATCAAAAATTAACTCTTGATGCATCGACGTATAAGTTGCACAAGGGTGACGTAATTAGTAGATATAAATTTACAGTAAATACTGCTTTTACTGAAGACGACTTTAATCCTGGTCAGGTATTTACATCTGATGATGGTGAGAAATCATTAAAGTTTGAATCATATACTCAACCTGCTTTCGTTGAGTATTTTGTAAAAGCAGTTTCAACGAGAACTATCGCACTTGAGAGTGTTACAGGAACTGACATTGTTGTTGGTGATACTCTTTCAGTCGGAACTGCTCCGAATACAACCAGTGTTCTGGTTTATGAAATTATCCCTAACGAATCAAATTCAACTGCTGTTGTTAGAGTCGGTCCTGATGTAATTGCAGGAACTGGTGGTGGATCGGGAGGTAGCGGTGCATTAGATGCTGGTGATTCTCTTAGCACAGGTAGTGGTTCTGGAACTATTTCTACTGGTGGTATTGCAACAGCAGAAAATAATTTTGTATTTTCTACCACTACTTCTGGTGGAACATATGAATACTACGGTGCAGGAAATCAGTTACAATTTTTTGACGATAGAACATATCGTTTCAATGTTGCTGATAGTTCTATGGCAAGTAAGGTTTTCAAACTTTCGGAAACTATTAACGGTGAGTGGGGTCCTGACGGAATCGCAAGTAGTGGTGATGAAGGTGTAGAATTTACTACTGGCAAAACTACTAACGGCACAGCAGGTTCAAGTGGTGCATATGTACAGTATGCATTTGGTGGAAACACAACTCCTACTCAGTTGTATTACTATGAAGGAACTACTGGAACTGCTGCTAATTCCGAGTATGGTGGCACTCAAGCTAATATTAATGCGAATACGAGTTATACTTTTACCTCGTTCTTTGCTTATAGTATTTCTGGAACTTGGGCAAACTCTACCGATACCTTCACCGAAGATGGCACTACTTATACAGTGACTGCTCAAGATGCGGGTGCATATGGTTATGTTCGTTCTTATTCAGGAACTACTTTATATGTTATTTTAGATGAAGGATCACCTGAATTTGCAGGAACAAATACTTTCTTAGATAATCCTAAACTTAATGGTGCTACTAGATCAACTGTAACTGTTAGCAGCGTTGCTGTAGCACAGGCAGCATCCGAAGCACAGAATCTTATCGTAGATGGTAAGAATCTCACTGCCAACACAACTGACAGTCACACTTCAATTGTTGTTGGTCCTGGCGAAAGAATCCTCGCTGTTAGTGCTACTGCCAACAATGCATTTACTGCTGTTGGTTTTGAAGATACCAGCGATCTTTTGGGTGTAAGAGTTTACAACCCAGTCGCCTCCTAATAGTTCCCATAAATAATCAAAAAGCAGCTTAAGAAATGGCTCTAACTAGACTTAAGAACATTATTACGTCCCGCACGGGACGTATTATTTACGTCAACCCTGATGATTTTGATGCATCTGATGCTATTGATAACAGGGGTAACTCGGCGTTGCGACCCTTTAAGACTATTCAAAGAGCATTTCTTGAAGTAGCACGATTCTCTTATCGTGTTGGTCTGAGTAATGACGAATTTGACGCATTCTCTATCATGCTCTACCCTGCAGAGTATGTTGTAGATAATAGACCTGGTGACGTTCTTTATACAAACGTTGCTCCTATTGATGAGAACTCAAACTTAGATATTACCTCACCAAATAACGTATTATATAAGTATAATTCTGTTGAAGGTGGAATCATTGTTCCTAGAGGTTGTTCTCTGGTTGGAACTGATCTCCGTCGAACAAAGATCATTCCTAAGTATGTCCCATATCCTACGACATATGCAGCAAAGGGTATCAACACTGAAGCACAGGTTCCCCCTCGCACTGCTATCTTTAAGGTAACTGGTGGTACATATTTCTGGCAATTCTCTTTCTTTGATGGTGCTGAAGAAGGTGTATATTTCAAACCAGACTCTACTGAAACTATTGCACCTAAGTTCTCTCACCATAGATTGACTTGTTTTGAGTTTGCAGATGGTTTGAATCCATTGTCAACTCTAATTTCCAACAATACAGTTCCTAATAACGATTACTCTGCTATCTCCAATATTCTGGAAAGAACTGATCTGGAGATTTATTATCAGAAAGTATCGAAAGCATTTGCTACAATTCCTGATACATCTGGAGATCCTGCACAGGACCAGATTCAGGCAAGGGTAGAAGAAAATCGTATTGTTGGTCCTATTTCCGATGAATACAGAGTCCTTCAGATCACAAGAAATGGTCAGACAGCAACGGCAGTTACTGTTGACGAGTTTGATAACCCCAGAGACCATGGATTTTCCGTTGGCGTTAACATTAACGTTAGTGGTGTTACTGGATCAACTGGAGCGCAATCCGAGGCTGATGCAGGAATTTACAACGGATCTTTCACAGTCACATCCGCATCTGGTAACGTCTTTACTTACCAAATGGGATCCGAACCATCAGGTAACGCAGTCGGATCAAATATCACAGTAAAAACTGAGATTGATACTGTTGACTCTGCATCTCCATATGCGTTCAACCTGTCACTGAGAAGTGTATGGGGTATGAACGGTATGCACGCAAACGGTTCTAAGGCAACTGGTTTCAAATCGATGGTTGTTGCACAGTTTACTGGTCTATCTCTCCAGAAAGATGATAGAGCATTCGTAAGATATAATGCTTCTACTGGAAACTATGACGTTGCAACTGCTGGTGATGGTGCTCACTTAGATGGTTTTGCTGAGTATCGCAAAGGATGGGGTCATGAGCACATTAAGTGTAGTAATGACTCATTCATTCAGGCAGTTTCGGTGTTCGCTGTTGGATATGCTGGTCACTTCATTGCATTGAGCGGTGGTGACATGTCGATTACTAACTCTAACTCTAACTTTGGTAATACTGCTCTTAGATCTGCTGGTTTCAAAGCAAAAGCATTCTCTAAAGATAAAGCAGGTGCGCTGACTCATGTTATTCCACCTAAATCACTTAATACTATTTCAACTACTGCAACTGGTACAACTGGGCAAGCAACTATTACTCTTGCTGATGATGGATCGGTGAACGGTGTTATTCAGGGTATGCCTGTTACTGGTGAAAATCTTGGTGGCGGTGCAACTGTTAGTAATGTCAACACAAACACTAGAGTTGTAACCCTAAGTGCAACTAACACAGGCACAGTTAATGGTAACGTCATCTTCGGTGAAGAAACATCTATTAACTGGGTGAACATTGACATTCAAAGAACTAAAGTTGTTAACGCTGCACTTGCTGGTCAAGGTCAAACTCCTGGAACTAGATTGTACCTTTATGGTTATACTGTTGAAGCATCTCCTCCAACAAATAGAGTTCAGGGTTTCACAGTTGGTGCAAGACAAGATGGCACGGGAGCAACTGCAATTCCTGATAAATTGAATTGTTTGTTAGTTGCTCAAGGTCAAACTGTAGCGGCAGTTCAAACTGCTAAGATTACACCTTACGGTCCTAGTGTATCTGGTATTTCTCCTGGTGAAGCAGGATCTCCAATTCAATATGACCCTGAATTATATACAATTAATGGTATTGCTGGTTCTGTTGGTGGTTGGTATCTCAATGTAGATTCTAACGACAATAGCATTTACTCTGCAATTACAACTAATACACAATACAACAACGTAAACTTTACTCCTACAACTTTCATTAAGAGGATTCCTGACCCTAGGGACTTACAAGATAGAACATGGCGTGTTCGCTATGTGATTGATAAAGATAAGACTAATCCTCTGCCTAGAGATCCTATCAGTGGTTATGTAATGCAACCTCTGAATAGTGATGCAACCAGTTACAACTTATCGAAAGCATTCTACATCTACGATATTGAAGTTGTTCAAGAATTTGAGAGAGGCGTTAAAGATGGAATTTACTACATTACACTCCTATGTGCATCTATTACACCTAGCACAAGTAACTTCAATGACAGGAAGTTCAGTCAAAACGTCAACGAAGTCTATCCTACGTTTGACAGAGACAACCCTGTTGCTGACCCTACTGCTGCGATATCCGTCGCTGACAATGAAACTATCGGTTTAGTATATTCGACTGATGGTGCTACACCTACACCCAATAAAGATCCAAAGAGATCCATCACTAAGGAAGCAATTCAGTTCTTGTTAGCTGACACTGGTTGGACACAACCTGGCACAACACCAAACTATGACTCTGTTAATGCTGAGTTATCAAGTATTGAACTTACTGCTCGTGCAGGTGATGAAGAAACAAGAAAGATTAACATCCGTGAAAACAATGATGGTTCAGTTGCACCTATTAATGTAGAGTTTAGAAGACACTCAATCTTGAGATCTGGTAACCATACGTTTGAATATCTTGGTTTCGGACCAGGTAACTATTCAACTGCGTTCCCTCAAACACAGGTAGAGACATTATCTGCTGATCAGATTAAGTTCTCTCAGTCTATTAAGGAAGAAGCAGGTGTTGCTTTCTATTCTGGTCTTAACTCTAACGGTGACCTGTTTATTGGTAACCAAGTTATCAACCCAGTTACAGGTCAGATTACTAACGAAGATATTGCACAACTAAATGTTATTGGTGAGGAAAATACAACCATTGAAACATTCTCTGAGTTGGTTCTTACCGATAAACTTACCGTCATTGGTGGTGCATCTAACCAGTTAGAATCTATCTTTGCAGGTCCAGTTACTTTCCAAGGACAATCTTCCTTTACAAATAACATTCTTGCTAAGAAGATCACCTATAATAACCAAGACGGTACAGTTATCAAGCAAACCTTATTGGCACCCGAAGTTGCAGGACAACCAAGTTTTACTAATATCACAGGATACGATACACCTGCTGATGGCGATCTTGTTTATAACATCAACTGGTCACCTGGCAAGTCGCTTGGTTGGATATACCACGGTGCGACTTGGTACGAATTTGGTCTTACGGATACTGGGGATATCAATATTGATCCTAACAACGGCAACACACGGATTGGTATTGGTACTGCTCCTAATGCTAGTTACAGGATCAATGTAGACGGTTCTGTTAGAATCGATGGTGATGTTGTTGGCACAGGTCGTGGTGTTGTAGGTTCTGATAAGTATATCACTAAGACATATACTGGAGATGGATCTACACTGACATTTGCAGTTACAACATATACGGGTGGTATTCAACACAGTGATGATTCTCTGTTAGTATTCCTCAACGGTGTTGCACAGATTGCAGGCACAAACTACACTGTAGATTCTAACGGTGCTAACGTAGTGTTTGCATCTGGTGACGCTCCTCAATCTACTGACACAGTTCATATTCTTGAGTTGCCTATCTGATACTATAAATATATCAGGAGACATACTAATAGTAGGTAAAGATGGCAATTAAAAGAATTAGTGATAACCAGATTGCTGATACCACTAATGCGATTCTGACGACATTAAGTTTTTTGAATCAAAATAGTGTTTTGCGAGTTCCCGCAGGAACGCAGGCAAATCGACCTACTGGTGTATCTGTAGGTACAATTAGATTTAATACTGATACCGACTCTGCTGAAATTTATAAGGCAGATGATGGAACTGGTAGTGCTGGTTGGACTGAAGTTGCTGGTGGTGGTCCTTCTGTAGGTAATGATGCGATAATTAGAACTAATGGTGTCAATCTTACTGAAGATGCTACTGTTGGACCTACTGCAAATGGTGACGAAAAGTTCACACATGGTTTCCATCATGGTGATCTTACAGTTGCCAATACAAAAACTCTTACCATTGAGAATGGTGCAAGTCTCACACTAATTGATGATACGAAACCTCTTGCATATAAAGAGGATTTAGTTATGCCTGGTGATGTCATCCAGATGAAATTTGATCAATCAAGTGTTAGGCATACTATTACTAATACAAATGATATTACTGATGGTGGTGCAAAAGTTCAAGGATTAGATATTACATTTGTGCCTAAAAGAAGCAATTCTAAAATTGTTTTGGAGGCACATATAGCTCATTCATGTTCTCACGTTGTCAGTTTTGGTTTCAGAATTAACGGCGCTGCTGCTGCTAACCTCCAACCTAACACTAATTCTAATAACAGTAATGTAACTGTTTTTGATGGTGGTAACAATTCTGGACATATAATGGTGACATCATGGATGCTCACACCAACAAATCCTGGTGCTGGTCAAAGAATGGATATTAGTGTAGGTGGAACCGCTTCATGGAGTGGCAATCAGTCTTCTTATACACTGTATATCAATGACAGAGATAGTCAGGACATGGCATCAGTCAGTTCAATTGCTGTCTACGAAATCGCACAGTGATAAATAGAATTAGTGAATATAAATAACAGAGACTAGAGGAACAACCAAGCATGTCAACACTTAATGTAGGAACAGCAAACGCAACTACGGTGAATGTTGGTACTGGTGGTCTCGTCTTTAACGACGGCACAACACAGACAACCGCACCTAATCCAGCACTTGCGCTAAACGACCTCACCAACGTCACAGCGGGATCGCCTTCGGCAGATCAAGTACTTCAGTGGAATGGATCTGCATGGGTTAATGCTGATTCCTCTGGTGGTATTGAGGTAGGAACAAGATCTCAACGTCCTGGTTCTCCTCAGAACATGGCGAACATGAGATACAACACAACTGATGATGTGTTGGAAAACTACATGAAAAACAACGGCGAAGGTTCTCAAGCAGGATGGCACGCTGTTGGTGGTAGACAGATGATCGCTCACAGAACCATTCAGGAATCTGTAAGTAGTGTTGATATTCGCTGGGGTCAGGCATCAAGTAATGCCAGACAAAAATACTGGGGTTATGAAATTCACTTCAGTTTCTTCGAGAACAACTCAAACGATACCTACTGGTATCTTCGTTGGTGGGATGCTGCCAATAACCTTTCATCTGGTGGTAATTATTACTACAATATGGAATTGTATGCATCAAATGATGGTAACTATGGTGGTAACCAGAATGGTGCATCTCAGATATATCTAAACTCTTGGTCTAGTTATCGTGGTGCTGCAAACGGTGAGTCACATCACTCGTTTACAATGTGGATGCACACTAATCCACATGACAATAGTGGTCACTATTGGTCTTATCACTGGAATGGTGGTGGTGCTCAAGTTCAAGAAGGTGGCGGCGGCGCTAATATCTCTGGTGGTGGAGGTTGGAACGGAGGAAATAACTCTCCTCAAAATGGTTCCGTATTCCCGATTCGTGGATTTAGGTTATACTATAACCCTAGTTCTCGAAATGTTGGACAAGGTATCCACTCTAATATTACAGTATATGGTATTGGTGGATATGAGGGTGATCAATACCCCAACGGATACGGCGACTACAACTAATTCTTTATATCGAACACCTTACACTTTTAGAAACATGAAACTTAGAAAAGTATCCTTTGCTGACAAAGAAGCATATTACAGAGAAAAATTAGGTGGTCCTGAAAATGTGATGCACTCTGAGGGTGTTGGCAAAACACGTCCACTGACTGATGAAGAGTGGACTTTATATGTTGAGCAACTTCCTCATCCTGATGTCCATGGAGATTCACAACTTGATTTTTCATATCAGGGAGTTCGTAAACAATTCTATCCTCGCACCGATCCTCAACTTGGTGCAATTTGGAAAGCACTCAAAGCAATTAAAGAAAGTGGAGTAGATATTGGTACATCTGCAACCAATATGCTTGCTCAAATTGAAGCAATTAAGACTAAGTATCCTAAACCTGAGAACGTTGAAAATTACGAAGGTGGTGGATGGGAATTTGATAATGTTAACGGAACAGAAAATCCTGGAGAATCTTAATTCTCTATGTGTTATAATTAGTATGTAATCATTGATTTATTATGGCACAAATACATAATTTGTTTAGTGTTCCTGTCTATGAATTTGGTGTAGATGATGATGAACTCTTAGCAACACTAAGAAATCATCTAGATCATGAAAGAAGCATCAATTATGAAGAGACACCGTATTCTATTAGAGGTGCAACATCTCATCACACTCGTGATGATCTTGCTAATTTAGATTGCGATTGGTCAAAGAAATTAAAAAATTTAATACTTAATGTTTCCAGTAAGTATTATCATCATCTAAAAGGTTATCCTCTACCAGTAACCGTGGATGTTAATTGTTGGGGTATGTGCATGAGTAAAGGTGATTATTCTGCTATGCATAATCATCCTGGCGCAGATGTATGTGGTGTACTTTGGTTGACTGTCCCTGATAAAGAATTGCGTGATGAACGTGAAGGTCAATTAGTTCTCATGGATCCTGCTTACGCTAGACGTGTTGGTGAGTTTAGTTATCCTAATGTAGACGTAGAACCCAAAGAAGGTTGGGGTCTTCTTTTCCCACCATACTTAGAACATGGAACAGAACCTTTTTACTGTGATGGCGATAGATTTTCAATCGCTTGGAATGTGACAGTTCGGGGTTGACTTACAAACTGGCACAGGGGGTATGGCACCCCCTTTTTTTATGCTATAATAACAAGGTATTCAATTAAGAGACCAGTCCGATGCCTCAGTTCACTCTCATCTGCACTGATGAGGACCAAACTGTTACAACTAAAGAATTTGATGCTACAATGCTACAGGAAGTTGTTGAGAAAACTCAAGACTTTTTGAAGGGTGTAGGTTATTGTTTTGAAGAACTTGGAGTGCAGGTTTATCCTGCTCCAAATACTGATGAAGACGAAGAACTTCGTAGTATTTACAACAGTTCTGACCACTAATCTTTCACATATATAACTGTAGTAGTTCACTTTTGTTTTCATACAAACTAAACAATGGGCAAGACATTTCGGCGCGGTGGCAATGAGCGAGGATATTACTCGCCAGGAAAATCCATCCGAGATAAGCGACAAAAAGGTGGCACCAATCGAACAAACTGGGGAGAAGACTCACATGAATCCTACCAATCCAAAAACAACAAACGACCCAGAAACTTCGACTCACAACTTGATGATGATGGATGGATCTGAAAACGAAAATCTTCCTGAAGAAGTAGAGTTTGATGATGCAACTGAGGTAGACTACGACCTCGATTACACAGTTCAATACTAAGTTACATGCACAACGAATCTCAAGACGACAAGTTCAATAGAGGACTTGATATTTTTATCGAGTCAGTTATTGAACCTGATCCGACTCTTAGAGCAAATGCTCATGAGCAGCAATGCTATCATGAGTTGATGTACATTCGTGAGTATGTTTTGAACTATCTCAAAACTTTGCGCCGCCACTAATGATCGGACTCCACTCAGCAATCCTTGACAAGGACGAAAAAATGATCCTAAAAGATGCTCTTTTTTTGTATGTTTCAGACTTGCAAAAAAGGTATTATGGTGATAAACTTATTGAAACCGATGTCTATCTCGCTAAAATGAAAGAGGTAGAAGCAATCGTTGACAAATTACACCTGACAGAACTTTATCGATGACTATTCAATGTATTCGATTCATCAGCGGCGAGAATGTCGTTGCTGATGTTATTGAGGAAACTGCTGATAGTATCACTTTTTGTGATGCAATCGTTGCAGTTCCTACCAATCAAGAAGGAACGCAAATCGGTTTCATGCCGTTTGCTCCCCTCCAAGATCCTGCTGAGAAAAATCTTACTATCAGCAAACAGTTTGTCATGTATGTGACTAAACTTGCTCCAGATCTAGAATCACAGTATAATAAGATGTTCAACCGTCCAGAGGTCATCACTCCTAAAAAGCAACTGATCCTGTGACGGTTGACAAACCTGCACACTAAATCCCCATTGACCCAATTTATATGCAATCATAATCATGTTGGAAAAAGAAATCCGCCTATTGAACAAAGTAATCAAGAAAGGTGAACGCGGTGAAGTCGCATACAGCGATGAAGAACTGATTAGACTCAAGAAAAAACGTACACAGTTGCGTAATTGGAAACGTGACGCACTCAAATCTCAAAACAATGGATTCGGTCAGTATGTGGAATGAAGACTTCAATCTCTCTTATGATGAGAATGATGCAATTCAAGTTGAAGAAGATTCTTGGGTCAGTGATGTCCTAGGAACTGAAGATGCTGTTATTCAGGATCTTGTATATGGAAAATGATCGCTGGCGTGTATCATGGAGGCGACAGAAAAAAGTAAACGGATTTACATCTACACAATCCGTTATTGTATATGGGATTGACAATGTTGAACATGTAATTAAAACAGTTGTCCCCACCGATGAGTGGGATGTGACACCTGCATAAACTGGCACAGACTCCTTGACAGGGGTCTTTTTTTATACTATTATAATAATAGGAAAACAAACAGGCACGGGTGAGCGACCCCAGTGGAAAATGCTCTTTAAGTTGAACCTCTGTTTTGTTTTCCTCCACCTATCATCGAAAAATCCATAATGAAAGATAAAGTTTTGTTTGGTGATTGTCGTGACACACTACAACAAATTGCACAATCTGGTAGTAAAGCAAGGATGTGTGTGACATCTCCTCCTTATTATGGTCTGCGTGATTATGGCAATGAAGATGATCAAATAGGTCTAGAAGAATCACCTGAAGAGTTCATTGAACAGTTAGTGGAAGTATTTCGTGGCGTTCGTGATTGTCTCACAGATGATGGAACTCTCTGGGTTAATATTGGTGATAGTTATTATAACTATCGAGGTGGTAAAGGACAGGCATTACCTAAACAATCAGTAGCAACAACTAATCAAGATCTACCACAAAAGAATCCTAGACGAGGTAACAAACTCAAAGGATATAAAGAGAAAGATTTGATTGGTATTCCTTGGATGTTAGCATTTGCATTGAGGAAAGATGGATGGTATTTACGTCAAGATATTATTTGGTCTAAACCTAATCCAATGCCCGAAAGTGTCAGGGATAGATGTACAAAATCACATGAATATATTTTCTTGCTCAGTAAGAGTCAGAACTATTATTTTGATGTGGATAGTATTAAGGTGCCCACTGTTGATGGTAATCAATTAAAGCGCAAAAAGTCAGTGTGGGAGGTGAAAACTAAACCTTACAAAGGTGCTCATTTTGCTGTCTATCCTACTGAACTAATTGTTTCTCCCATCTTGGCAGGTAGTGAAAAAGGTGATATTATTCTTGACCCATTCATGGGATCTGGAACTACTGCTGCGGTTGCAAAATCACTTGATAGGCATTATCTTGGGTGTGAATTACATGATGATTATGATGAACTAATCAATAAAAGAGTGGACCAGTTGATGTAGTGTCACAACTCCCTTGACTTGGGACAGTTTTTCAATTATATTAAGATCAAATCAAACAAACCAATGGCAGAGGTTCAACAACACGGTAACAAATACGAAGACATTGTTACTCGTGAACGCACTGGATTGTCTAAGAAAGAATATGACAAACTAAAGGCAAATGGTTATACTTCTCCTTTCGATCTTGCAAAAGGTTTGAAGGTAGAATATGATGCTAGTATTAAAACCACTGGTGGTAATACTATTTGTTGTTCAGATCTCTTACGCATGATGCAACACAGAGATTATAGATTGATTATCGGTTGTTATAATCAAGTGGGTAAAACAAAAGTATTTCATACACAATATGAGTTCTTTATTCAACCAAAGGACTATTCTATGCTTTGGGGTAAAATGGACTATCAACTGGTAGAATCATTTGTAGATTTTGTGAAAACAATTCCACACGGTCCAGATGCACAGAAAGACACCAAATCTGTTCGGGATAGTTTTCAAAAACAAGTGCAATGCGAAGAAGCATTGTTTACTATCAATCCCAAAGTAGATAGTAAGAAGCAACGTCGTGTTCAATGTTCACTAAAACTTGACGAATTGATTGCTTCTGGTGTACACTATAATAAGACTGATCTTAACATCACTATCGATTCTTCACGCCGTAAGTTCAACAAATGAGAGCATTTTGTCCCCCAAAAAATACTCCTGAAAAGGATATTGTAATGACGCCAGAATATCTGGCAAAGGAAATTATTGAGCATTTCAATCCTACTGGCAGGATCCTAGATCCCTGTCGTGGTGAAGGTGCTTTCTATGATAATTATCCTGAAGGTGATCACGATTGGTGTGAACTTGGTGAAGGTAGAGACTTTCTTCAATATCAGAAAAAGGTTGATTGGATTATCACTAATCCTCCATGGTCTAAGATGCAACAATTCCTAGCACATGGTATGGTTATTGCTGATAACATTGTCTACCTCACAACTATCAATCACTACACCACAAAACGTCGTATTCGTGACATGAGACAGGCAGGATTTGCTCTTAAAGAGATATATAATGTGCCCACACCTAAGAATCCTTGGCCTCAACTAGGGTTTCAACTTGCTGCGGTGCATACACAACGAAACTATAAAGGTGATATTAAGTTTTCATATTCACCTGATTTATCTCATTGACATTGTATACATAATGCTGTACAATACACTCAATACAACTACACTTACAATCTAATCAATACTTTTATATGACACTTCAAATTCCTTTCATGCCCATGGAATCTACTGAAATGGATTGGGGCGATCGTGAGTTTTCTCCTCGTAATTGCGATTGGGAAACTTACAAGGCACTGGAGACACATCCGATTCAACGTCACGAAGATCTGAGAATCGAGGACAAGACATTTAAGGACAAAATGTCTACTCCATCTCCTAACCATAAAGTTATTTGGTCTGCAAGAATTGCAACCGAATTTGAACACCCTACTGATGCTAGTAAAACATTCAAAGTAGGGGAAGAAATCCTTGCCGATGGTCACGGTCGTCGTGCATGGTGGAGTCTACTTGCTAACGAATTGACTCGTCCTAAGAATTTTCTACTGCTCACAGTTGATGTTAATTCTTGGGAAGAATTGATTGCTGCTTATAGTTGGTTTGACTCAAAATATGACGTGGAGAAAGCGAAGGACCGTATGTATGGTGCCTATCGTTCTGTATTGCGTCCCAAAGGTATCAGCGTTACTAGTGAAGAACTGCTGAGTCCTATGCCTCATGAATACGCTGCAAATCTGGTCTGGCCAGATAAGTTTAAGCGTGGTGCGGTTAGTGATCACTACTCTGCTGTTGTCCTAGCAGATCAACTAAAAGATGCTATCATTTGGTTGGAAGGTGTACTTACTAACGACAATCGTGGTCGTAAAATTGCACTTCCTAATGTAATTCTATCACCACTACTTGCATCTTATTACAAGTATTGTAAAGATGCTGATAAACTTGCAAAGGTCGAAGAGTTCATCTATAAAGTTACTAACGACAGGACAAATCACGATCCTGAAGATGGTAAGTTTAATGCTGTAACTTTGTTCCTTGATGGTTGGAAAGCAAGGAAAAATGACAACCCTCCTGATTGGTTGGGTGGTTGTATTTTGAAGGCAAACTATCAGTCAGAAATTACTGAAGGTTTTGTTCTTCTTCACGTTGACAAATATGTCAAAGGTGAGTGCAACAAACGTCAGACACATTCAGACTATTGTAAAGACAAGAGATCTTATCGAGATAATTGGCAAGAATCTATGCGAGAGGATGAGGAAACCGCTCAGAGTCTAGAGAAAGTCTTTAACATGTGACAGTCATAGAACCTGCACAGACCCC